CTGTTTGAGGCCGCGCCGGTAGCCGAAGTTGTGGGCGCGGGTGGTGCCGGCGGCCGGCTGGTAAGGGGCGTCTTCGGGCTGATCGGCCCGGGCGGTGTTGTGGCTCATGCGGTTCTCCTTGGCTGGCTTGGAGCCCAGCACCTCGCTCTCACGCAAGGTGGCAGGCGACGCGGGTGTGAGAGACCGGGCCAAGGACCGGCGAGCCCGAAGGCTCCCCGCGCCGCCTGCCATAGAACTGCAGGTGACGCATGCGCGGGCCCGTCGAACGACGGGCGAAGAAAAAGCGCCGGCATCGTGCGATGGGCGCTTTCGCGCCTTGACCATCGGGCTCTCACACCCGGCTGCGCGATTGAGCGCAGCGGGGCCAAGGTACGCCCGAGGCAAGGCGTGTGGCAAGGGGCGGTGGCTGGCATGGCGGGCTCCGTTGGGGTGTAGAGCCATGCTGGGCCGCCGGCGCCGGAATGAACCGGGCCAACCCCCGGCGCGAACGCTGGGGTTAGGCTTGAACCGCGCCACCCCACCCACCACCACCGAAGGAACGACCATGCCCACCGCACCCTCACCAGACACCCTCGACCTCGCCGCCACCCTCACGGCCGGCATCTTGGCCGGGGGCGCACTCAGCCATCTTCCGCCCGACCAGATCCCGCGCGAAGCCGTCAGGCTGATGAATCAGGTGCGTGCAGAGCTGCGACAGAAGCAAGCTCTGGGGACGCTTTCAGACCCGCGAGAGCCCTGACCACTCGCTTGATGTTCTCTTCGAAGAAGAGCGGCTCCGTGGAAGACAGGCTTGCCGCGGCTTGGATGATTGCCATGGCGTGGCCCTCCTCGCGTTCGCGAACGTGTGCGAGGTAGTTGGCCAAGTCTTCGGGGTCGATCGAATCAATGTTGCCGCCTTGCTTTTGCATTGCTACTCCTTGGGGACGGCGCGGATCAGATCCGCGCCCTGTGGTGAAGTCGGTTGAACACCCGCCGCAGCGCGTAGCCGCGCACGAGGCTCAGGACGGTGAACGCCACGGTGATGCCGAAGCCATCGGCCACGCTGGGCTGGTGCCCGAACCAGGGCAGCACCACGAGCGTGGCGGCCCAGCTGATGGCGAAGCCGACAGCGGTACTCGCTGCCGTCTCGACGGCGGACTGCAGCTTGGTCTGGCTCACGCTTCGCCCTCGATGAAGTAGTCGTCGCCGTTTCGGCACAGGCCGGTGGCCACGTGGATGCGTATCGGAATGGGCACGCCTTCCGGCCGCTCGATGAGCGCGATGTAGCGCAGGCAGCGGTGCCGGATGCGGCAGGTTTCGTCGTCTGGCCCAAGGCCGAAGCGGCCGACGCAACGGGCCGTGTCGTCGCTGATGAAGCGCGGCGGCGCGACGGTGCTCACAGCCCCTCCGACCGCGGCTTGGCGCGGGGCCGGAAGCGCCGGCAGTGGCGCTCGGTGATGCCGTGCCGTTTGGCCACCACCGCCACGGGCTCGCGCTGCAGCTGCTGGGCGATGGCGGCTTTCTGCGTTTCGCTCAGGCGCGGCCTGGCGCTCACATAAACCACCGTGCCGGCGAAGGCGCGGCGCACGTCTTCGCGGGTGCGTCCGGCTTGCAGGTGGTCGACGATTTCGCTGATCACGTCGGCGTCGTGGGTGCTGTCGTCGCCGGGCCGGGGCTGATCGGCGAGCGTTGGCGGCTGTTGGCGCGTGGCGTAGCGCATGCGGGTCACCAGTTGCGGGGCTTGGGACGGGCGGAGGTACGGGGTGCGGCGCGGGGCGCGGGCGCTGGGGCAAAGGGCGAGGCAACGACGGGCGCGGCGGGCGTTGCCTGGGCGGCGTCGACCGGCTCGGGCGGCAGGCCAGCGCGCTGGCGCAGCACGGCCTCTCGGGTGTCCCAGTCGGTGCGGGTGTAGCGGTAGAGGCGCAGCTCGGGGTGATGGGCTGCGGCGTAGGCGTACACCCAGGTGTCGAGCGGCTCGTTGCGGGCGCCGCCGCGCTTCTCGAAGCGGTTCTTCGCCGGGTTGTAGGTTTCGCTGATGAGGCCGGTGAAGTACTCGCGCGGCAGCTCGCTGCTGAAGTGAACCAGGCGGGCATCGGCCGGCTTCTCGGCGTCGGTGCTGAGGCGGCTGTACAGCAGGTGCTTCGACGCGACGGTGCCCACGTGGTGGATGACCACGCCGCGCTTGTCGAGCCGGCCCTTCCAGTTGATGTCGACGGGCTTGCCCTTGCCGAGCACGGGGTGGTTGTTCGGAACGGCACCGAAGATGCACAGCGGGCGCCGCACGCGGTTCTGGGCCTTCGCGTCGCGCACGAAGGTCTTCACCGCTTCGGTGCGGTGGCCGCCGGCGTCGATGGCGACGGCCTCGACCACCATGGGCGTGCCGAGGGCCGACTCGATCGGGCGGTTCAGCAGGTCAGTGAGCCGCGCCCAGACCTCGGGCTCGGCGGGGTCGCCGGGCAGCTCGATGTAGTCGAGCACCCAGCTGGCCATGCCGCGGCCCCAGCCGACGATCTGCACGGCGAGGCGATTGTCCTGCGTGTCGACGCCGGCGGTGATGGCGAGCACGCCGGGCGGCGCGGTGCGAAGCAGGTAGAGCTCGGCGCGGTCGGCGATGACGTTGTGCTTCACCGCCCGCATGGCCGGGTCCTCCCAGGCTTCGGCGAGGCGGTCGTTCACGAAGGTCTTGAGCTTGGCCGGGTCGCCCTGGGCGTCGAGCCACATGCGCACCAGGTCGAGCCAGCGCGGGCCGAGGCCGATCGGGTAGTAGAGGCCGTTGACGGTGTAGCCGCGCACGGCCGATTCCGGGTTGCCCGGGATCCAGCGGCCGAGCTCGAGCATGCGCGGCTTGTGGTGTTCTTGGATGACCGCCCCGCACTCGCGGCAGGTGTACCAGCACTCGCGGCCGTCTGGCGTGTAATGCAGCCCGCCCCACTCCAGCGGCTGCTCGTGGCCGCAGTCCGGGCACGGCACGTGGTAGCGCCGCTGGTCCGACTTCATCCAGAGCTGCTCGATGCGGCTCAGGCCGCGGATCTGCGGCGTGCTGATGTAGAGGCGGCGGTAGTTGGCCGGGAAGGCGCTGGTGCGCCCTTCGAGCATGGCCACCGGGTCGTCGCCGCCGGTAAGACTGGTGGCGAACTCATCGAGCTCGTCGACGATGAGGTTGCGCACCGTCGTGGACTTCAGGCGCTGCGGGCTGCCGGCGTGCTCGAGGTAGACCTGGCCGCCGGCGAAGTCCTTGAACTCGCGGCGGTTCGCGCCGTCGCGCGTCGCCGTGGTGGTGAGGGCGCGGCGCACGGCCGGCGTCTCCTCGATCATCGGGTTGAGCTTCTGGGCGATCCACTTGTTCATGGACACCTCGCCCGGCAGGCACACCATTGTCGGCCCGGGGTTCTGGTCCATGACGTAGCCGAGAAAGTTCAGCGCGATCTCGGTCTTGCCGAGCTGGATCGGGAACATGCAGACGACGTCGCGCACCGCGCTGCGGGCGCTCAGGCAGTCCATGGGCTCGCGCAGCACCGGGTTGCGAGCGGTGCGCCAGCGGCCGGCCTCGGCGCTGCCCTTCGACGACAGCACGCGCTCGGTGTCGGCCCACTGGCTCACGCTCAGGGTCTTGCGCGGGGCGATGGCCCGAGCCGCTGCTCGGGCGATCAGAGGTGCGGCAGCGACGGTCATGAATCCTCCCGCGCATGTCGCTCGCTGATGACGGTGTACCGCACCCACGGGTAAGGCTCCTTACGGTCGTCCCTGATTCGACCAGAGCGCTCAAGCTCGCAAATCAGATTGCGCAGCCAGGCATGCTCGCTGAGGTCGAAGCACGAGATAAGCGGATTCACCTGAAGCGAGCACAGGACGTTTTCCGCCGTTCGCTGGCTGGGCTTCAACTCAGAGACCGGCGTAGAGAATGAGCAGAGAATCACGCCCCCTCCCCTGCGATGGCGCCGAGGCGGCGGCTGGTGTCTTCGAGCAGGAGCTCGACCGCTTCCGAGACGAGGCCCCGGCAGCGCGCCTCGCTTTGCTCCGCGGCGAGCTGCGGCCCGAGGGTGTCGGGCAGGCGCTCCAGCGCGTTGCGCAGCACCGTCATGGCGTTCGCCACCTGGGCGACCACGTCGTCGACGGCGAGCAGCTTGCCGTCGGCGATCGCGTTCTCTCGCTCGGCGGCCAACGCCTTCGCCTTCTCCGTGCGCTCGCGCCAGTAGCTGAAGCCGACGCTGGTGCTCTCCGGCTCCGGCCCCGCCTCGTCGACGGGCAGCTCCGCGGCCGGCAGGGCGCCACCGCGGGCCTCGGCGTGGCGGGCGGCGACGGCGGCCTTGGAGGGGTCGCGCGTGGCCTCGATGCGTGCCAGGGATTCGACCACCCGCACCTTGCCGTCGGCGTCGAGCACGAGGCGGCCCGCTTTCTTCAGCGCGGTGACGTAGCTGCGCTGGACGCCGGCGATCGTGGCGAACTCGGCCTGCGTGGCCAGGGCGGGCAGTGAACTCACGACACCGCCTCCTGTTTTTCCACGAACAGGGGTGAATGAAGAATGTGCGCGGGCGCGAGCACGGTGCGGCATGGCGTGCCGGCTGCGGGCCGCGATGTGCGCCACGTGCGGGGCGTGCGGGCTTGCGCGGGCGTATGCACACACACGCACGCGGGTGCGGGCACACGGGCGCGCTCGCGCACCTGCGCGCCGCCGCGCATTGCCGCCGAGCCCGGCGCACGGCGCGGGTTTGACCCCGCACAACACCCCGCACATGACCCCGCACGCCACCCCGCACGCGCCCCACCCCGCACGTCGAAAAGGGCGATCATTCGATGCTCCCGGCGGCGTGGCCGCCCTGCCCGCGGTAGTCGCTCAGGCCCTGGCGAAAGCGCACGAT